TTTCCGGATCGTCGTACTGGATCCGCGCGGCCGTCGTCACGCCCGGGTGATACGCCAGCTCGATCAGGTGCGACGCGGTCGTAATCACCGTCCCCGACGCGGCGCGCTCGAGGTCGCGCGCGGTCGCGGGGTTGATGTGCGCATACGCCGTCGGCGGGTCGAGCGGCGCCCAGCCTTCAACAAACCCGCCGTCGGGATCCGGCACCGCCACGCCCGGCCCGTCGAGCGTCACGAACTTGTCCCGCTGCCCGGTACTCATGCCTGCACCGGGTCACAGAACCGCCGCAACAGGGACACCACGACGGGCGGGGCGTCCTGGACGTCGAGCGCCGGCGTCGCCCCGTCGAGGTCGTCGCCGCGGAAACGCCAGTACGACCCCAGCAGGATCAGGATCGCCGCCTGCGCGTCGGGCGGCGTCGAGTCGGCGTCGAGCCACGCCTCCACCACGCTCAGCCCGAAGGCGCTCCGCCCGACATACCGCCGCACAAACTCGACCGCCGCATCGACCTTCAACTGCAGATCGGCGTCGCTCGGGTGGCCGTCGGGCGTCGTCAGCCGGAGATGGCCCTTCGCCTGCGTGAGCGTCACCAGCGGCAGCGTGGCCATCCCTCATCCCTGCCCGCGCTTGACTTGCAGCTGCCAGCCATCGCCGCCCCCGCCCGGTTTACTCCGCGTGGTCGCGTGGCAATGCCAGAGCGCCCCCGCGTGGGTCACCTGATCGCCCGGGCTGTAGACGCGGGCCTCCTCGTAGACGCCGCAGTACCGGGGACTGGTCAGCCGGATCGTCCCCAGCGTTTTCGTCTGCAGGCCGCGCCGATAGCCGAGCGTGATGATCCGCTCGTCGTCGGGGTCCTGCGCGATGGTCAGCTCGTCGAGGCTGACGCCGTCCGCACCCGCCGGCCCTGGAGGTCCTGGCACCGGCGGGCGCGCCTCAGAGACGGCAAGCCGTTCCCGCAGGGAGCCGATCACGGGTTCGATCGCGGCGAGTTTCTCGGTATGCACCTCGAGCCGCGCGAGCACGGGCGCGAGCGCCGCCTTCAGCGCCAGCGCCAACACGCTGCCCGTCGGCTGCGGATCGTCAGGCATAGTCGTACTCCGCGAGAAAGGCCTTCGCGACGGCCTCGTCGTCGGCGACCGGCGGGGCCGGCGGGGGCGCCGGCTGCGCAAAGGGCTTCAGCGCATCGCGCTCGGCCAGCGCCGCGAGACTGAACATTTGCTGCTGCATGTAGGGCGTGTCCCCGCCCTTCACGGACCCGATCCCAAAGTACTTTTTGCGCGATTCATCGGGCGACAGCACGCCGCCGGCGACGCCCTGCTGCGCGGCATCCGTCTTCGCCTTGGTATCGAGCCAGATCAGATCGTCGATGTCGAACTCGGTCCCGTAGGTGTGGCCGGCGACCTCGAGCAGCCCGAGCCCGTCGTCGAGCGCGTTCTCGAACGCGATGATCAGCGACTGCAGGCACTGGCTGTAGTACTGCTGCACCAGCGGCTCGCTGTTGGCATAGGGCGGCTGATGGCTCGAATCGACGAGCGCCGCCGGCACGTGGTAGCAGGAGCACACCGTTTCGACCGTCCACTTGAGTTGTTCGATGAGCTGCGCATCGGCGGCATTCACGCTCATCGCTTCGTACTTGAGCCCGTCGCCCAAGACCGCCACCTTGCCGACGTTCGCGCCGGTGTAGTTCTGGTCCCAATAGTCCTTGAGCCGGCGCGCGGTGTCCTCGGTGATCGACCCCGGCGCCGTGAGCACGCCGCCCGGATTGCTGCCGCTCGCGAAAAACGTCGTCGAGTTCTCCTGAATCTTCAGCCCCTGGAGCGCGACCGACCCGCACGCATAGATCGGCGACACGCCGACCAACGGATGAAACAGCGGGACCATCAGATCGTGAATCAGTTCCCGCGCGGGGACGGCGGGCTTCGTCGCGTCGATCTCGGTGACGCCGGCGAGGTCATTGCGTCCGAGTTGATACCAGACCGAGCCGTCGGGCGCGACGAGCGGCGTCACCTGGGTCGGGTCGAGCACGTAGAGCGCCACCACGACGCGGCGCTCGTCGCGCTGCTTGAGCACGTAGGCGTTCCCGTGCACCAGCTTCGAGACGATCCACTGTTCGGCGAACTTGTTCCAGGTCTGGTACCGATTCGGCTTCCGCAGCACCGGCGAAAACGCCGGCACACTGACTTCGGTCCAAATCCCCTCGTCGTCCAATTCGACCAGCGCGATCCGCAGCTTGCCGATGTCCGAGGCGATGAGCGTCGTGCAGGCGAAGACGGCGGCATAGGAGAGCGCCGTCGTCCCGGCGATCTCCGCGTTCTGCTGCCAGGCGCCGGTGTAGGGCTCCCGGATGATCGGCCACCACCCGCCGCTGCCGCGCACGGGCGCGAGGGTGCCGGCCGGCGTCAGCCGGCCCCGCACCCGCGACAGCCATCCCGTGAGCGCCATCGGTCAGACGGTGTAGACCGCGTCGGTCAGGTAGTAGACGGCGTTGGCCCGCCCCCGCTGCCAGTTGATCATCCGCTCGGCGCGCAGGCCGACCAGGTTGGCCTGCCAGAGCGAGGTATAGACGGTCGTCGCATCCGGCGCCGCCGGCGCGCTGTCCATGACGACCGAGGCCTCGCGCGACACGTCGATCGCCACGCCGCCCTCGTCGGCAAACAGGATGTCGGGGCCCGACAGGCCGATGACATTGGTCCCGGCGGCGTTTGAGGCCACGATCCGGATGCCTTCCGCATTGCCCCCATCGACACCCATGGACGGAAACACCTTGTTGCCCATCGCGTCGCGTTTCATGCCCATCGCGAGCGCGTTTTTCTCGCTCATGATCAGCGTGAGGGTCGACAGCGAATAGTTCGCGGCGTTGAAGGCGCCCAGGATCGTCGCGAGATCGGTGGTGGCGTTGTCGCTCGAGGCCGCGGTCGGCGCGCCGTTGGTGATCGACGCGGGGCTCACGTTGGCGACGAGCGCCACCGCCGGGTCGATGAACTGCAGATCGAGGAACTGCGCCATCCCCGCGATCATGTCGGCGCGAACGATGGTCTCGGCGTCAGGACTCGACAGCTTCGCGAGTTCCTCGGTGATGACGATGATCCCGGCCGCCTTGCTGAACTGGATCGCGGTCGTCGTCAGCGCCAGCTTGCCCACTGGCTTCATCGCGCCCTGGCCGACCCACCCGTAGGTGCCGCCGCCGGTCTGCACCGGCACCTGGGTATTGAACGGCACCCGCCGCAGGTTCGGGATCTTGCCGAGGATCGTCGCCGGCCGCAGCAGCTCGAGGAATTCGTTTTCGGCGTTGCGGATCTGCACCAGCACGCCCGCCCACGCCGGGGTCACGGTGTCGCCGGGCAGCACGGCGGCCTTGACCATCAACTCGACTTCGGGTGTGTCCTTCCAGCGCCGCGCGTGTTCGAGCGCCCGCATGCTGTCGCCCTTGCCCTGGAGCAGCGCCATCGCGTAGCGAACAAACGCGGTGCCTTTCGGGAGCTGCGATTTCACCTGCACGACCGGTAACGGGCGCGTCGGCGACGCGACGATCGGGGTCGCGATGGCCGCGTTGAGCGCCTCGAGTTCGCGGAGCCGCAGCAGGTGCGCGTCGACCGCTTTGACCTGCGTGCTGAGCGCGTCGTACTGCTTGGTCTGCTCGGCGTCGAGCGTCGTGCCCTCGTCGCCCTTCGCCATCAGGTCGTTGAGTTGCGCGAGCAGCGTGGTCCGCTTCGCGTCGTGGGCCGTGATCTGTTCGCCGTAGGTCTGGTGCATCGGAGATCTCCGGAGCGGCCGCCCTGGCGCGGGAGGCCCGAGACCGCCCGACGCGGCGGCCGATTTAATCGCGGTGATCGTCGCCGCGATGTTCATAGGCAGGGTGACGGCCGACGTTTCGGCCCAGAGCCAGCGGCTGACGTGCAAGCCGCCGTAGGGATCGCCTTTCTTCACCAGGCGTGATTCGAGCGGCTGGAACCCGACCGACAGGCCGCGCACCAGGCGCGCCTTGACCGACTGCCACGCCTCGTCGAGCCGCGTCTTGAGCGGCCCCGGCTCGTCGACCTGCGCAAACTGCGCGCGGATCCGAATCCCCGTGGGCGTCACGGCGGCTTCGAGCACTTCGCCGATCGGCTGCGTGGTGTCGTGCTGCCAGAGCAACGGCATCGGCAGCGCAAACTCGGCGCCCTCGGGCACCAGCACGTCGCCGCGCCGATCGGGCGCCGGCGAGCTGGCGACGCCTTCGATGATGCGCTGGTCGGCCTGAAAACTTTTGATCTCGAGCGTGCAATAGGCGCGATCCGGCATGGGGTCGCCGGGAGCCTAGCGCAGGTCGGCGGCGCGGGGGGAGTTTCGGTTACAAAACTCCCCGGCGGCCCGGCGCAGGATCTCGGCGAGGCGCTGGCGGTCGCGCTGCGCCCGGGCGTAGAGGTCGTCAAACTGCCGCGCCGTCAGCCGCACCGAGACCGTGACCGACGGCGCCCCCGTGGGATCGAGCGGCGGGCGGCCGGTCTTCCGCATTACGGCGGCCCGCCGTAGATCAGCATCTGGTACTGCGGGGCCGGCGCCGGCGCCGCGTTTCGGTCCATGCGGTCGATCGCATTGACGAGCGCGCTCACCAGGTCGATCCGCTCGGGGCTCGCGCGCTTCGACGGCTTCAGGTTGCCCGCCGGATCGCTTTCCACGGCGACGTTGCCGACACAGAAGCGCAGCACCGGGTGCCCGTCGTGCCGCAGCATCTGCGACAGGATCGCCTTTTCCAGCGACTTGGTTGGGGCACTGAGCGCCGCAAACCCCTGCCGGATCGGGACGCAGGTAAAGCCGTCCTGGGCGCTCAGGCGCGAGACGAGATCCGTCGCGTTCCAGGGGTCGTAGGCGACTTCGCGCACGTCACTGTCGGCGTCCCACGCCTGCAGCTCGGCGCGCACGCGCTCGTAGTCGACGACCGTCCCGGGCGTCACGATCAGCAGCCCGCGGCGCGCCCACTCGTCGTAGGGGACGCGATCGCGCTGCGCCCGCGCCCGCAGCCGCGCCTCGGGGAGAAAGGCCGCCGCCCGCACGTCGAACCCCTCGCCGTCGGGATAGACGCCGACCAGCGCCGTGAGATCCGTGGTCGACGAGAGATCCAGGCCGACGTAACACGTGCGCCCGGTCCAGGGCCGCAGCGCCGTCTGACAGGCATCCCACGCGGCCAGGCTGATCCAGCGCGCGGCCTGCTCGGTCCACTGGTTCAGGTACAGCCGGCGAAACGTGTTCTCCTGCGCCGGGATTTCCGCGGCGCGCTGCGCCATGACCCGCATTTCCTCGAGCGACCGGAAATCCCCGAGCGCGGGATTCGCGAGGTGCCATGTCGTCTCGGCGCGCCAGTCGGCCTCCGGCGGGGCTTCGTAGAGAATCGGCAGGAACGTCGGATCGATCTGGGGGTTCTCGACGACGCGCTTCGCGTGCGCGTACAGCTCCCACAAAATGCTATGGCGGTCGTAGCCGGCGGTCGAGATCGCCATGAGCAGCGGCTGCAGCCGCGCACCCTGCGAGGTCGCCAGCACGTCCCACAGCTCGCGGTTCGGCGCCGCGTGCAGCTCGTCGTAGATCACCACCGACGCGTTGAACCCGTGCTTGCTGTAGGCCTCGGCGCTGATCGCCTTGACGAACGACCCCGAGCGCGGATGCACGAGCCGTTTCTGCGATTCGACGATCTCGACTTCGGCCAGCAGGTCGGGCTCCGCGCGCAGCATGGCGACCATCGCCTGGTAGACCTTGCCCGCCTGGTCGCGGTCGGCCGCCGCGAGATAGATTTCCCCGCCGGTCTGCCCGTCAAACAACAGGCAGTAGATCGCGATCGCCGCCGCCAGCTCGGTCTTGCCGTTCTTGCGCGGCAGCATCAACAGGCAGGTCCGGTACACCCGGCGCCCGTCGCGGCCCGTTTTGAACAGCTGTTTGAGGATCGCCTTCTGCCACGGCCGCAAGGCAAACGGCCGCCCGGCGAAATCGCCGGTGTGCGTCAGGTTGTTGATCAGGCGCACCGCGCGGGCGGCGGGCGCTTCGGTCCGCGCCA